GTCGGCATTGACCAGTCTGAATGTCGCGCATTCTCAGGATCAACTGGGCAGATTGCCAAGCTGTTTTGCTTTTGGATGGTTGAGCTAGTTGATGGTGACGAGGTGGCGCTGTATGTGGCCAATATCAACGACACGACCACCATTCAATTTCAACGCGGGCGAATCAGTGCCATTGAGGTGAAGGCATGACGACAAGGCGTGAGCTGATTCTTGCTCGACTAAAAACTAATCTTGACGCCATCACCGGGGCAACCGTTTACCGCAACCGCGTGGAGCCATTGGCGCGTGGTGAGGTTCCTGCTGTCATTGTCGAGCCAATCAGTGACGAGCCAATTGAAGAATTTTCAAGCAAGCTCCAATGGACGTTTCGCGTTCGCGTCACTGTATTGGTTCGCGCTAATGCACCAGGCAACGCCGCTGATGCCTATGTAAAGCAAGTGCATGACGCAGTGATGTCTGACACCACGATCAATGGCTACGCATTAGACATCGACCCTGCGACAACAGATTTTAGTTTTTTTGATGCTGACGTTCCTGTAGGCATTATCGCTATGGATTATTTGGTCAAATATCGCACCAACCGCGTTGATCTTACTAGCGCATAGATGGGCGGCTGGGGCCGTCGTTAAACTTAGACTGAAGACAAGATTTTTAGTGCCGGAGCCTGACTAATGGCAAAGCTCGCCCGCGTGAGGTCAATCCTCGCGAAAGAAGAAGTTACTTACGGCACTGACCCGACGCCGACTGGGGCTGATAACGCAATTCAGGTCTCTGCACTTGAAATTAATCCTGCGGAGTCTGACATCCTTTCCCGCGACCTTATTCGTGGTTATTTGGGCAACAGCCCTCAGCTGATCGCAAACACTCGCGTGACCGTTACGTTCACGGTTGAATATGCAGGCTCGGGCACTGCAGGCACTGCCCCCCAGTACGGTCCTCTTCTGAAGGCTTGCGGCTTCAGTGAAACCGTTGTTGCAGCCACGTCTGTGACTTACGCGCCGCTCTCGACCTCGCCTTATTCCGTCACGATGTACATCGACAACGATGGCATTCGCCACATCGTGACTGGTGCGCGCGGGTCTTTTACCGTCAGCTTGAACGCTAACCAAATTCCTGTTTACAACTTCACGTTCACGGGGCAGTACAACACCCCGACTGATACAGCATCACCAACCCTAACCTTTCAAAATCAAGCCATTCCACAAATCTTTAACGACACCAACACAACATCGTTTGAGATGTACTCCGAAACTGGCTTGGCACTTCAGTCAGTAGAGCTTGACCTTGGCAACGAGGTCGTGTATCGCGAATTGGTCAACTCCGATAAAGAAGTCCTGATCAGCAGCCGTGCGGCGACTGCCAACTTTGTGATTGAATGCCCAACGATTGCCACTGCGGATTTCTTCGCATTGGCTGTGGCTGGCACCTTAGGCAACCTCAGCATTGTTCACGGCACATCAGCTGGCAACATCATCACGCTGAGTTCGCCCGCAACCGGATTGTCGCTAGGCAACCCGACTTACTCTGAGGATCAGGGGATTGTGATGTTGAACCTTCCGACTACTATGGTGCCAAGTGATTCCGGCAATGACGAAATCACAATCGCCTACACCTGATCTGCATGTCCTTTGTCCTTAAAAAGGTCTCTTCTTACAAGTGGCCTGTTGCCGTTGAAATTCCTGTCGATGGTGGCAAGTTCAAAAAAGAGACCTTTACAGCAATTTTCAAACGAATCAGCCGGTCTGAGTTCAACAGTTTGATTGCTGAAGGCGAAGACGCTTTGGTGGATGCCATTGTTGTCGGTTGGACTGGCATCAAAGACGAGGATGGCGAGGATTTGCCATTTGACGACACGACTAAAGCGCAATTGTTTGATGACCCCTTTGTCTTGAAAGGATTGATCAACGCATACGCCGACAGCTTCCAGGGAGCGCCGGTAAAAAACTAAAAGATGCCGCCCGGCATTGGTGCGAAGCGGGCGGCAAATTTGAAGAAAATTACGAAGACTTGATGGCGCAGGGCATGGACCCTGGCGAGATCAATGCTATGCGTAAAGCGGCAAAAGCTGCGCAGTTTGAGGTGTGGGAAGAAAACTGGCAGGCTCTGCAGGTTTTCTTGCAGTGCCAAACCCAATGGCGAGTGTCAATGGGTGGGTTGATAGGTCTAGACTATGCGGCGGTTGCATGGGTGCTTAAACTGTATGAGATAGATGACCAGCGTTCGACGCTTGAAAAACTCCAAGTCATCGAAGCTGCTGTTTTGCAAGTGTTGAACAAGTAGGTCGCCATCATGATTGAAAATTCGCTGCTTAGGATCAAAGCTTCTGTCTCTGGAGACAATGAAATAAAACGCCTTGGAAACACGATGAAAGGCGTTCAAGGTCAGGTCCAAAATTTAAGGTCAGGTGTTGGCAAATTAGCTGGTGCGTTTAAAGCGTTATTTGCTGCAGCTGCTGTTTCGGGATTTGCAGCTTATGTCAAATCTGCAGCTGACGCCGCTGACGCTTTTGGGAAACTAGAAGTCCGCACCGGGATTGCAGCAGAAAAACTGGTCGGCTACGTGCAAGCCGGCAAACTAGCTGATGTCAGTCAAGACCAGCTTATTGACAGCTTGAAGACATTGGCGCAAACGCAGACTGAGGCAGCAAAAGGCACAGCCAGTTACGCAGAAGCCTATGCAAAGCTTGGCGTTTCTGTAAAAAACAGTGACGGAACCCTAAAAGCTTCTGACAAATTGCTAGGCGAAATCGCTGATCAATTTAAGGACTTGCCGGACGGGCCGGAAAAGGCGGCATTGGCAATGAATTTATTTGGTGAAGTCGGCCTCAAATTGATTACGGTGCTTAATGGCGGCAGCGCATCGCTTGAAGAATTTAACTACAACTTAAGCGACAAATTTGCGCAAAACGCTGAATACTATAATGACCAAATAACTAAACTAAGTTTTGCATTTGAAGGGTTTCAAATGCAGTTGATGGATGCGTTGATGCCAGCGCTCATTTCCATTACTGAAGTGTTTGCAGAATTATTTAGTACTGAGGCCGATTGGGAAGCGTTGTTTTCTGTGATCGAATTTGGATTGCGTAGCGTGGCAATCGCAACTTTGACTGTAATCAAGGGGATCGACGAGCAAATTAGGTTAGTAAAAACTGCCATTGATATTGTTAATACGGCATTGTCTGGTGATTTAGGCAAAGCTGGTCAGATAGCGCAACAATATGGCGCCGGCTTTATGGAAAGGCTGGAAACTAGCGGGTCGCAATTTGATCGCTTGATGTTTGGGCGTGGTGAAGCGCCTGAAGGTTACGGCCGGCGAGGCGGCAGGCAGTTTCAAGTTGGCGACGTTGTTGGTGGTGGGGCTCGTACAGCAAAAGAAATTGCTGACATTACTGACGAGCAATTACAACTTGAATTGCAGATTATTGAGGCAAGAGAAAAAGGGCAGGCTCTTCATGTCATTGCCTTAGAAGCGGATTTAAAAATTCTCGCTCTTGATCAAAAGCGGATCGGCGCCAATAAAAAGATCCTTGAACTAGCCAAGATTAAAGAAGAATCTGACAAAAAAACTAAAGACCTGTTTGAAAATTCTATGCAAGCCATCATCGATGGAATTATGAAAGAGCAGCAAGAGCTTTTGAAAACGCTGCAAATAGAAGACGACAGGCTTGAAACGGTAAGGGAATATAACAAATTGCTTGAAGAGCAGCAAACACTTGCTGACCCGATGCAAGGATTTAAGGCCGGTTTGGATTCTTACGTTGAAAGCTTAGGCACTGCTTTTGATGCAGTTAAGAGTTTTACAGAGGTTGGCTTAAATGGCCTTGGTAATGCAATTTCTGAACTCGTCACAACCGGGACTACGGATTTCAAACAATTTGCTGCGTCGCTGCTGCAGGAAATGTCGCAAATTATTATTCGAGGGCTTTTATTGCGCAGCATCTTGTCAATTTTTGGCGCTGGAAAGCCAGCTGTGTCGCCGCTTGATGCTTTAGGTGCAGGCTTCAGCATGGGCTCAGATCTTGCCGGAATGGTGCCAAATGCGATGGGCAATGCTTACGCCAAAAACGGGATTGTTCCGTTTGCCAAAGGCGGCATTGTTGACAAGCCAAAGATCTTCCCATTTGCCAATGGTATTGGATTGATGGGTGAAGCAGGCCCTGAAGCGATCATGCCTTTGCGTCGTACTTCAAGCGGTCGTCTTGGTGTTGAAGCGACTGGTGGCACCAGCAACATCGTTGTCAATGTCGATGCAAGCGGCACTCGCGTGCAAGGTGATGACACACGCGGCAAGCAGTTGGGTGGTGCCATTTCTGCAGCAGTGCAGGCAGAATTGATAAAGCAACGCCGCCCTGGTGGTCTACTCGCAAGCTGATGGCTACTTTCCCTAACGTTTCACCTGATTACGGCGCATCTAAGCGTGCTCAGCCCAATGTACGCATTGCGCAGTTTGGCAGCGGCTATTCACAGCGCACAACATTTGGGTTGAATCAAGACCCTAAGACT